CATACCACGAATAAAACCAAGCATGTCATATACGGTTTGTGGGGCATCTGGTATGGTTGTTTTGTTACTATTTTGGAATGTTTGGTCATCTTCTACTCCAGACGACACATCACCAGTATGGAGTCTTGCATCCTCACTTGCCCTTCTAGAACCATTATATTTAATTTCCTCGTCATCTTCTATGTCCGATATTGATTCATTCACATCAATCAAATCGTTCTTTACATTTTCCAAATCCTTTTCTCTCTGTGAATATTGGTCATTCTCATATTTGGCAGTTGTCTCTCTTACTTTCTGTATCAACTCACGTTCTTTTGATTCAAGATTTTCAAGTTGTTTTTTATAATCTGAAAGTTTTGAAATAGTGTCTGATTCATTGACATCTACTGTTACGGTTATTTTTATCTTTCTATATTTACCACCTTTTTTGTATGCTTCAGAACCATCGAAAGTAGACATGCTGTTATCTATTGGGAGTGCCGTATATGAACTATAATCAGATGGTTCTTCTGTTGTTATTGTACATGATGTGACTTTTACTGTAGAGGAATCAACAGATGAAACAATAGACTGAACATTGTCTGGATTCCTGTCATATTGTGAAATTGTTGTCTGCAACATGGAATCCAACGATGAAATCGTATTGACAATATTGTTATATTGTTCCAATGAATGTGAAGACCTGTTTCCGGTTGGTTTGAGATTTATGACAGCATTGTCCATTCTGTTAAGAAGTTCTTTCAATTTATTACGGACGGCTGTTTCGAAAGTTTCTTTGTTGGCGGATGTTGATTGGTTTTCAAGTGCTTTGATTTGTCTTCTTATTTTTGACATTTCGTCTTGAACACGTTTCAGTTCATTCTCTGCATCTTTCTTTTCGTTTTCAATCTGTCTGTGGGCAGCCTTGTTCTCTTCATTGTCTAAATATTCTTGAAGTTCAACTATTTGACCAGATAATAACGAAGCGTTTTCTTGCAAATCTTCTTTTGAAACATAATCCGAAATCGACTTGGTTTCAGAACCGTCACCAAGTGAAAAGTGTCCACCTTTGTCTTGTGATGAACCAAAGTCCTTCACTTGTTTATCAACCATGTAAATATACTCAGTTGCACCATATGGAAGTCCATCTACATAGACATTATGTTGCATCCCATATCCTATCTCGGAATTGTTCGGAAATTTTTCTTTGGTGAGTATGGCAGATATATCATACGAGTTGACGGAAGAACGAATCAATGCTGAATAGTTGTTTCTCAAACAGTTTTCTATTTCGTCAGCAATATTTCTGACAGAACTTCTATCGTCTGTTTTGGTTCTGCCGGATGCAATACCGTCATATTCTCCAATTGTATAGAACAAAGGAGAATTTAGTTTGTCGATGGATAATGTAAATCCAGTAAAGATGGGGTCTTCGATGTCTGCATTTGAATTTCTGTATGAGAAATCATGTGAATACTGAGCACCCCAAAATCTTTCTCTGGCTTTATGACCATTGGATGAAAACATAAATGTGTTGTCCAAATTTGAAAAACTCGGTCTGAAGTCTTCATCCAACATATCTCTATGTGATTCATCGAGATTTATGTTACCATTAGGATTACTAACTGGTGATGGTTCGTCTATATTTGCTGTAGGATGAACATAAGTACCATTTTTTTGGTCATTATATTTTATATCTTCTGCCATTTTATTTTTTTCTTTGTATTATTTATTCACTTTCACCATTGTCCATATTATTGAACCATGAACCTGTGGTATTGTCGAATCTATATTTTTCGTTAATTGCTCTCCTTGCAAGGTCATATTCTGATTTTAAGTTTGGTTTATATTCTATTCTATTTAAAACAAGTTCTGTTTGGAGGCGTTTTTTATTCTTGTTATATACTATTTTCATTTCTGTTACAACATACCAACCGGATAATGCTCTGTTAAATACACCTTTTAACGGGTCTTTTCTTTCACCTGATTCATCATCGAAGAAAAGAATGTCGTCGTTGTTTTCTTGGACCATTTCCTTATAATTTTCGTTCCAATATTCCCTTATTTCTCTTCCTTTTAATTTATTTGATGAAATCGGGTTTTTGTCGAAAATATCAACCCATATTCTACTGAACTTTGTGATACTTGGATTGTAGTTCTGAAGACGAACATGGAGACCACATTTTTTCAAACATCTCATTTGAAAATCATTTTGATATTTTGCAAAATAATAATGTTTGAAAGTGTTTGTTGTATCAACCTCTCCGACATTTACAAACGACTCCATTGAAGCGAGATTATCAGGAGAACTCATATCTGTATCAAGATACACATGGTTTGTTGTCTGTGTGAGATTTAATGGAATGTATGATGATTGTGACACTTCGTCGGGTAGTTCGGAAATCTGCTGACCGTCACCCTCACGTTCAAGATTGTCTATAGGTGCTATCACAAATTCACAATTTCTGCAACCCCAGTCACCAGTGTTTGAATCAGCATAGGCGAGATGTACACGATATCCGTCATTAAGAGAACTACTTCCGTTATTTACTTCAGAATAAACTTCTATAAAGTTCGTCCATCCGGAAAAATATTCGTTGTTAGTCAAAAAGTAATAACTTACTTGTTGTTCTGTATTGAATAAATCATCATGACCATCTTTTATAACTATTTCGTTTTTTGTAAGTTTTTCTTTATTATCGAGAGGTTCATTCTCTGGTCTTGAAGCCTGCTGAATGTTTGAATAAATTATTGCCGGTGTGTCGGTTTTTTCTCCACCATGTGAAAGAAGACTGTGACATTCAATGAAATTGAATACATAGTATTGGTCGATAAATGAAGTGAAGAATGAATATTGACTATAACAAGCATGGTTTGCAATACTTTTCATAAAGTCAAGAAGTGTTTTGTTCTGCTCATTATTCCACTGCATTTCATCTATCGTGTTGTCTTTTGTGAAGTTGGTTGCAAATCCAAGACCTGTGTATACGGAAAGGTTGAACAATGCTTGTCTTGCATTGGTTTTTGAATCACACCAAGACTCTTTCCTAGACCCACCAGGTACAGAAAGTGTTCCTGTTATCTTATATTTTAGAACACCACCTGTATTTTGGGTTGCACCTGGGTTTCCACTCCTGTTTATACTTGTGATTATGAAGTCTTGACGGATTGGTTTATAATACATTTCGTCACCATAACCACCAATATATATCTGTACAGTACTACCTTCTTTCGGAAATGCTGTCGAAAGAAATGTATTATCCATGTCATAAAATTCAACCATCATTGTAGGCAAGAATGAAGAGTAGTCCAAATTGAAATTAACAAGACTCGTCTGTGGAATCCTGTATTCGTTAATTGTGACCAAAGGGAGTCTGAACGATATTCTTTCAGGATAGTTGTTCGGTCCTTTATGTTCAATCTCACTTATGTTCATCTGTGTTACGGCAAGTGATGGTTCAATCAACTGTGCAGTAGATATTTCTCCACCATTTATGTTTATGTAATTACTGTTCAAATCCCCTACGGGAAAAATCTTACTTATAACTTCTTGGTCTGTCATTATCTTACTCTGTATCTTTGTCCTTCAACTAATACATAGTCTCCGGATTTAATTCCGAAATCATTCACGAAAACTCTTCTTCCATCTTCGAGTTCCACCAATGTTCCATTTTCTGTTGTCATAATTGGACTGACAATATCATCGTGATTGTCTATATCGACTCCATCAATTCCTCTGTCAAGACTATCATCGGTTGGTTCTGTTGTCCATTTTGTGTACCAGTAGAAAGCGTCATATGCCTTTGGTTTGTATTCCATTTTTCCATCGATTGTCATCCCATAATGAAGTTTGAACACATTCTTTGACTTCAACATATTGACACCACCTCTTTTACGATTTCCAGTCTTTGCTGCTCTCTTCATAATCATACGAGAAAAAAACTGTTTAAGTTTTTGATTACTTGCATACTTGTTGTCAATATTTTCATAATAATAAATCCAACCTTTAAAATCAGTACCATCTTCATTTAAAATAGGCGATTTGTATGCACAAATTTCATTTCCACGTTCTTCTAACTCATCGATTCTTTTTTGTAACTTTTCTGCCTTTTTCTTTTGCTTATCTTCATTTATTTCAGATACTTGTGTCTCTAATGCTTCCATTTGCTGCTCATAACTGTCAGTCTCATTATAGTATATTGGAGACAAAGTATTCTCTATTAGTTCTTTACCTTCGAGACATTTTCCTGTAAATAATTCAATTATAGAATCTATAAAGTCAAGTAACCATTTGATATTTAATATATCAATAATTTTTTCCTTTATAATTTTTGCACTATTTAGTCCATTGAGCATTATTTTAACGAGATTGTCTATCTGTTTAATTATGTCTATACCGAAATTTATAACCCTTCTTAATTCGTTGAATATCACTTTTGCACATTCAAACCATCTCAAAACTTTATATAATGGGTTGTCGAAACAAGGACCAAGTGATGTAGGACATGGAATTTGTGAAACTGTAACTGTAATAGTTACAGTTAAGTTTTTAAGGGTTTCTTTGATTGAATCACAATCCATTTCTATAGCGTCACAACAATCGTCGATATATTTTGAACCACTCATCTTATTCGGGTCTCCGGTGAAAAATTCCTTTATTTCAAATATGGATTGCTTATATTGCTTTTCCATAATTGTCCATTCGTCTTTAATGTTCATTCCGAACATCTTGATGTCTTGTTCAAATCGTTTAAGTTCAACAAGTGCAGTCTCTTTCATCTTCTGTGCCATCTTGGCTCTTTTGGCTTGTAGTTTAGCCTTTCTAATATCTTTGGCGACACTTCTTTTTGCAATCTTTTCTTCTTCTGTAAGAGATTGCATACTTTTTCTTCTTTCTTGTGCAGAAGATTTTCTTTTTTCTCTGAGAATTGCTCTTATTTTCTTTTTGTCCCCTTCGGCTTCTTCAACGATTCTCTTATACTCATCAGATTCTTTGAACTCTCTTGTTTTTTCTGATAATGTATTATGGGTGTTATCTACTTTTGCTTTACCAAAAGCGAGAACCGTATCAAGATTAAGATACGGTAACTTATCTATACCGGCAGCAATAAGACCTATATGAGTTGCAAATCCAATGAAACCTGTTGTTATTTTTCCAATGTTGAAATTTCTTGCAATGGTTGAAACCGTATCTGTTGCAACTGAAGCAAGTTCTCCACCCATAGAGCCATCTCTACTTGATTCTGAAATCATATCAAGTTGTTTTGTGGTATCTTCTTTTACCATATATTCACTGAATGCTTCGTTCAAATAGTCGTTGGTTTTTTTCATTGTATCGTTTATCGTATCAATAACGGGTTGTAGTTTGCTTTTGACTCCTTTATTTAACTCATTTCCATTATCAACAATGTTATTAACACTATTTGAAATATCGTTCAATCCCTCATGTATATCTTCCACACTATCTTCAAGAAGATGTGATGCATCATTTGAACCAGTTATTGCATCTTCCAACAATCCAGGTGTACTTGTTGTCAAATAGTCTATGTTGTCGGTTGCACGATGCAGGGCGTTTACCATACCTTGTGTTGCACCAGTGGCCACATTGGCATAATTGGTGAGTGTTCCCATGATGTTATTCACACTTCCTTCCAAAAAGTCTGATGGAAATTTTGTATATGCTTCTAGTATAATGTTTATACGTTCCGAAAAGTCCTTAATTTTACACAACAGAATAGTTACCTCATCAATAACTTGTGAGGCAAATTCTTCTGGACTTGGAATAAGAACGACACTTTTGGCAATTTGATTCATATAAGCCATCCTTTTGATTGCCGTCCTTACACTTGGCTTTATATATTTTCCACCCTTACTTTTATTTTCTAATGTTTCCATTTTTAACTCCATTTGTAATTTACAAGTAACTCATTCTTTGCATTATCAACAATGAGTGTGTTGTGTGTGTCGTCAATTATAAATTGACTTAATATAACGTTATGTAATTCTTCCTCACATAATTTGTTCCAAAGTCTAAAGTTGGTGATGTTATGTCTAGAAGATATTAAGTCATAGTAACACGTTTCTCCCAAATCAAACGAACCCGTGTCATTTGAACTTACTCCAACCAATTTTAATTGTGACTTCGTGTTTTCAATCTTTTCAGAACCGGAGACATCATACAACCATATATTTGAATGTCCTTTGTTCATTCCAAGTAAAACAACATACCATTTATCTTCAAATCCATCGAAATCAAATGAGTACATAAATCTCTCATTGTTCAACGTCATAAGTATTTGTGTAGGTGTTTGTTTTAATACTAATGTATTATTCTTACCATTAAATCTCAATATTTCATTCACATCGTGTGCAATAACTTTTGAACAATTTATCATAGTGCAATTTGAATCAAAAGTTCCTTCGACATCAACAATGTTTTTTGCTTTATTGACACTTGTTATCATCCTATATCCGTCAGCACTTCCGGATTTTGTTATTTTCAAATAATTACCAACTACTATATTGTTGTCCCATCCATTTAATGTGAGGCGGATATTTCCTTCTCCGTTATCTGAAATGGACTTTATCAAAATGTTGTTTGATATATTTTTATCCGTGAATCTTGGTCGTAGTAAGAAACTAACCATTCTTTGATTATCACTTGAAAATCCTTCTGTGTATTTGTATTCTACTGCCACTTTTCCTTTATCGATAGTTGTCATGTCATAGAATCTGTCTGCAATCATAGTGTAGTCGTTAAATACTTTTTCTTCAACAATTCTGAGATTTACATCAAGTTTTCTTCTCAACCAGTCTTGTCCTTCGACCAAATCACCAAGGTCATTCAATTGATTGTCTTTTCTGTTATCTGCATATTCTTCTTTAATTTCTTCCTCAAATTTTCCTTCTGCTGAGAAAATAAGTGTCTCTGTATCATTTTTCAATTCTTCATCTGCAAATCCGACAGACGACATCTGTTCGTAAGGTGTCAAAGAAACTCTCCAATACGTCCCTAAATAACCGAAATCATCAGGTTCGGATACAGAGTCCACTCTGTACATTTTATTCATATAGGATTGAAAATAGAGGTAGTCGTGAGGGTCTGGATGTGTACCTTCACCGAACACATTCCAAAATTCCTGTTTTACGATATGAACCTCAAATTGGACTGGGTAATCCATCATCATAGAGTTGAACTGAATTTCCCTTGTTGGAAGTTGGTTGTCCGGAATAAGTACCTTCACATTCTTTTTATCAACAACATTTTCGAGACTATACTCTTTTAGTACAACGTCACGAGACCTTTTGTCTGCTTCTGTTTTGAAATATAGGCAACAAATACCAAACATATTACTTACCAACTTACACATCTGTTGGTATATTGAAAGTGAGTTTCCAAGTGCATATGGATTAAACAAATTCTTACCGTCACCACATCCACAATCATATACAATTTGAGGTTTACAACAGTTCCCACCAGTACCTTGTCCGGCGGGTGTGTTCCAATAACATGCCGGTATCGGTGATTGGATGTTGTTCATATATTCAACATCAAGTGTTATTGATTCGACACTCAGTTCCACATCATCTGAACCTATCTTTGTAAACTTGTATTGTATATATAAAATAGGGGATACACTTATCTTTGATAAGTTTTTATTTGTAAGTTCCTTATAATCTGACCAAAGAATTTTATCAACGGAATATCTGAACTCTTTTTTATAGTAGTTATTTTCGTCTTCGTTTTTCACAATACAATCAAATCCAGATATACTTTTGATGTCTTTATATTCTATCACATTGGATGTGATATAGTTTTTTTCATCCATCACATAATGCTGTTATATATGGTATTTATGCATAAAAAAAGGACAACGACTATTCGTTGTCCTTTCAATTTTATATATCGAGTTTTAAATTGTATTTTTCAAATACATCACCGAAACCGATTGAATTTATTCTCTTATAGAACATTTCTTTTTGGTTTTCGAAAATTGGTTGGTTGGCGAGAAAACTTCTATTACATAATGTAAACAATCTTTTGTAATGATAGTTTATGATGTATTTTACAAACCTATTATATAAATCATACAATCCTTCTTTGTCTAGTGTTATGAACACATCTTCGATAAAGAAAGTTTTTTTATCCAAAAATGCAAGTAGGTCTCCCATACCTTTAAATCCGTCCATTTCCGTTTTTTTGATGAGTTGCATTTTTTCAGTTCTCAAATTACATAAAACTTTAAACCCTATTAAATGTTCTTTCAACAAGTTAAAATCAGTTTCATATATGTCTTTGATTTTGACTTTATATGTCGTTCTTTCGTTAAAAGTGTGTTTTTCAAGTATGACTATTTTTATCGGTAGTAGAAATTCTGGGTCTGTTACTGAATTAAGAATTGCATAGCATTCAGTACCGATATTAAACGTTCTAACCATTTACTTTTTCTTTAAGTTCTTCGAGTTTACTTTCCATATCTTTTTTAGATGATGAAACTCCATTTCTACCATAATTTTCAAGTTCCTTCAGTTCTTCATCTGACAATACAAAACCATCAAGTTCTCTTGGTTGTTTTTTACTTGTGAGTCTCTTTACTTCCTTTTTTTCATCTTCGTCAAATTCTTCTTCGTCAAGTTCTTTTTCGGTTATTATATTTGGTTTTGGTGTGTCTGTTTTTTCAACTTTTATTTCTTCTTTCTTTTCTTCTTCTTGTTGTTCATTACTATTTAGATAATCAGTGAGACATTTGATGAAACCAAGTGCAATCAATGGGAGTATAGCACCAGATATACCGGCAATAATTCTTTTTTGGTCAATTGGTTCCATTTCTGTAAGTCCGAACAATTCTGACCAACTAATATATTCGCCTAGTCCGACATATGCAGCGTATGTGTTCGCCATACACTGGAATAATGTCAAGATGACGAACATAATCCATACTATGTCAAACCCTTTTTTTCTTCTTGTCAATGCACCGAATAAACATGCCATCTGACCGATTTCAAATGAGCAAGCGAGTACCGTACTCATCCAACCCTGGTGTGCAAGGTTGAAGAAATGAATACTTGAAATAAGACTCACTATAGCCACGATAATGTATAACAACAGGTATGAACCCATTGTGGAATATTTAATGATTTTTTCTTTATTCATATATTATTTTTATTATTGATATTTATGAGAAAAGGTGGTCTTTTGACCACCTTTTCTTGTTTTGTTATCCGTTCATTTCTTTTTGACAAAAAATTGATAACTTTTCAAATGCATCGTTGTAAATTTTTCTTGCAACAGGAAGTGGTACTTCAAGTTCATCAGCCATGAATTGAAAATTGTTGTGTTTCAATCCTTCATATTCATCAAGTTTAAGTTTTATCTTTATAGTTTTCTGACCAGCTGGACTAAGGGTTTTTATTCCTTTTCTTAGAATTTCATCCCTTTCATTTTTGAAAGCATCGTTTGAACATTCCCCTAAATTGTCGTAATCTTCAAACTCTATACTTTTATAAGAAATATCTGTCTCTTCTCTTGCTTTACTTCCTTTTGTAAAACCACTTTGATGATTAACTGGAATGTGTACTAGATTTGTCTGTCTATTCACAAAATTTATCATCTCGTATCTAACTGCTAATGCACATGCTTTTACAAATTTGTCATTTTTTGTAGGGTCATATTTCTTTTCGACCTTTTTCATGGCTTCGGTTCCGACTGCAATTAAATCATTCTCATCGACACCGGTCTCTTTGGCAACATTTATTGCAACCTTTACTACGTATAAAAGGTTTTTTGTAGTTAAATCACTACCATTTTTTCTTGCCCGCTCGACGGCTTTCCCAATTTCTTCATAATATCTAGAATTCATCTAAACTATTTTAACTTATATAACTTTTAAAACTTATTTTTAATTTGGTTGTGAATAACAATAAAGATACTATTTTTTATCAAAAAAATTAAACAAATGATTTAAATTTTTTGATATTTGATTTAACCAAATCAATATCAATTGGTTTAAAATTCCATTTGGAAGCATTACAACATACATTGTTATTATTCATATTTGTATTTTCAAACATTCCGTGAAAACACAGAGAATCGTTCTTTTTTCCATACCAATCCACCAATGGAAAATAACTTAGAACAACATCTTTATCTTTTAGTATTTCTATTTGGTTGTGTGAAAATAAGATTTTTTCCTTCAGTGAACTGTTTACACTTTTATTTATATATTGTTCAAGAATATTTTTTGAATCAATCTCGTCTTCGGAATTGAAATTGTTGAGGAAAATTATTTTTTTACCAATTAGTTGAAATACTGTGTCGTATATGTCACAAATACCGAATCCACCAAGAACGTAAACGATATCTTCGTCTGTTACGACACTATTCCAATTTGAGATGACGTTCATATTATATTCCAAATGGTTTTTACCATAATGTTCTCCATATGGTCTGTTAATCCAAGTGTCGCTTATAGCAAATATCTTTCCCAAAATAAAAAAATATTTTATGTGAGGGACTCAGAAATGAATCCCTCACACAAGGTTAAACATAAGAATTAATTACCAAGAACTGAGTTCAACCACTCTTCGTCAGCATCCGGATTGATTGTCTCGACATTTTCATTTGTCTCAACATTTTTTACCGATGGAGTTTCTGATTGAACCATACTACTTTGACTTTCGATAATTTGATTTACTGTCTCAGTAGCACTTGCAACAGAAGTACGTGGTGCTGAATAATTTGATTTATATGTGGCGAGAAGTGCATTCACCTTATCGGTGGTCTCTTGATTCCATTCCTTCCACTGATAATCGTTGATTTTTGGGGCGTCGGTTTTGAGCCACTCAACATATTCGTTCATAGACTCACGTGTCTGTTCCAATGTTTTTCCTTCACCGAAATGGAGTGGAGCCTTTCTGTCGGTAATGAATTTGCAAGCACTGTACTCTGCAACTTCACGACCACCATCCATCTTCTGGGCGGATTTAGTCAAGTTGATTTCAAATAATGGTGCTGAAATTGCTTGGAATGGATTGATTGCATTTGTAAACTCAGAACCCTTTAAAGCATCTTCAATCTTATCGTGGATTTTCTTTCCGAACTGGTAAATCATAAACTTACCATCATACTCAGGATGTTGAACATCCTTTACAACTTCTACAAGTGCATACCATTGCTGATATACGTTTATTTTCTTAGAGTTTGCTTTATCGATGGCGGAATCACTTGAATAAAGTTTCCAACTCAACTCACGGATAGGACATTTCAAACCGACGGTCTTCGGAGATACGACGAAAATACCATTTTCACCATTTACATCCTTCAAGTAACACTCCCATCTCTCAATGGTTGTCTGAACCTTATCTTGATAGATAAAAGGCATGAAACGAATCACGGCACGATAGTTACCATCCTTACACTTCTCATCCCTAATACTAGGTTTGTAAAGATTTTCATTCAAACTTGTTTTTTTCTTACTCTCGGTCAATGTGAGAGCATCTTCTGTGGTCATAGTGAATAGACCAGTAAAATCTAAATTTCCCATAACTTTTTAAACTTTTTTTTGACTTATTTTATTATTATAAACTATGTCCTTTCAGACAAATTGTTTCAAACTTTATCAACTACAATATAAATATAACAAAAAAATATAGATTATTTTAAAATTCTATTTTTTTAATATCTGTATTTTTCCAGTATTGTTTGCATTACTCAAATTTAGTTTTCCACCTATTGTCATAACATTATTTAATTGACTAGTTTTCAATTTTTCTTCAAGTTGTTTTTCGGTTAGTAGTATTTTACCACCTTCTCTTTTTTTAAACAATTCTTTTTTAATTGGATTTCCATTTTTATCAACTTCAACATCTCCTTTGTAATATTGATATGTTGCATTGTCGGATATGACAACGGATGTAAATTCATTTGAGTTTTCATATTCTGACAATTGTGACTGCATCTCTTCATTTTCTGCTTCAAGTGTGGTAACCCTTTCTTGTAAATTAGAGTTTTCGTTTAACAAAGAATCTATCTGCAAACGATTTTCATTCAAAGTTTGGTTCAATAATAATATCTGTGTATTTGCACTTTCCAACTGCTTTCTCAAAGAATTTACCATCGCTGTCAATGATGATGTTGACCATTTACTTTCGTCTGCCCAGTTTCCCATGAATAACACTTCCTCACCGGATGTGTATATCACATTTCCATCGCCATCATAACGCTCAAACACTCTTGTTATATAGAATGTGTTTGTTGACATTGCAAGAATGTTGTTGGCATCTTCTTTTGATATTTTAAAGAGTGCTTCACCGTTTGACCTATCGACTTGGAAATTTGAACCAGAGTTGTCATATTCTGATATACGGATTTCAGTTTTCTTGTTTTTGAAAACAAGAAATAGTCTCTGTCCGTTATCCGACAGATTAAGTAGTGTTTTGGAATCGGTGTTCCAATTGTTATATACTCTGAACAAATGATATGTGTCGAATGGATTTATCAAGAGACATGTGTCTCCTTTTGCATATACAGTCTCATCAATTGTTCCATTTACACGGATTATATTTTCTTCACTCATCTTATTCTATTATTTTATTCTCTTGTAAGAAATACTGAGATAGGAACATATGTGGATTTACCTTCCTCAGAATTTTCTGTTAAAATATATGATGTTGATTTGTTTTCATTGAATGAAGAATCAACTTTGAAACCAAGATATTCTATTCTTTCTCTCATATCATATACTTCTACAATATTTGGAAGTGGTTTTCCGATAATAGACAATACTTTGTCTTTTGGATGTGAAATCAATAATTTATAAATGAATAGTTCTACAATATCGATTGTATCGTTTGAAAGAAATCTAAATAATTCACAGTATTTGAAGTCTTCTTTTGTCTCACAATATCCATCCATTGTAGCAAAACTATCGTCAAATAATGCACTATTTTCTTCAATTATCTGAAATACAAATTCAACGATTGATGACATATTTTTCATTCTACGTTCATCAATCTTTATATATATTGTCTTCTCGGTTTTTTTATTTTCAACGACAAAAGTTGCTTCGACAATTTTTTTATCTATACATTCTGCAACATCCGATTCTATTTTTTTATAAATTTCGAACCATGTATTTCCATCTAACCTGAACACTGAAGAATCTTCGTCAGATTTCTGTACTTTAAAGAATCCGTTTTCGTCGATATATATTCCCGATTCCTCATCTATTTTTAACGATATTGAACCATTTGAATCAACTATCATACCCTTTCCAGGCATCATGAGACCAATTTTATTTTCTTTTGCAACCTCAATAGATGGAATCACTGGTGTACCAGTCAAGTCACTATATCTTCCGGTCTTTGCAACTTGTTTTAGGTCTGTTATATCCTTTACTGTATGTTTATGGTCTTTTATTGCAAGTCTCTCTTTCAATTGTCTTATAACTTGCTCGAGTCCTTCCAAAGTTAAAAAATTTCCCATATTATTCTCCAAAAATTTCTTGTATTGTCAAGTCGATTTGTTCATCTGTAATTGCAGAATCATCAGATGGACCGGTGCTTCCAGAATTTCCAGTTGTACCAGATACAGAACATTCATATATAAATGATGGTTTTGTCTGTTTCATGACGGTATCTACACAAACAATTTCTATAGTTGGTGTTTCGGATATATTTTCACCAGATATTACTATGTTCTGATTCCATTCGTTATTTTCAAGACCCGTGTGAATATAAAGAAGTTTTCCATCAAAGTCTATATAATTCTTTATCTTCAACTTAAATGTCTGTCCTTCTTTCCACGAAATTCGACTATCATCAATATAAATGTTCAAGTTATTTGTACATGTGTCACCATCCACATAAAGAACAGCGAGGTTTGGACCCTCTTCCAAAATAGTATATGCACAAGGTATTTCGTTTAAATCTTGTCTGTGTATCGATAGTGGTGTATCTTCTGTAATCTCACTTCCATCAATCTCAATTCCATCCTCTACGATATTAACATTGAGAAAATTATTTATAGAATATGATGAAAGTGTGGAATCTATCGTTATCTTACCATCTGTTGACCTGTTCACCCTGATACCATATCCACTTGGTAGGATTGTTGATGTGTTGTCTTGTGATGACAAAAAGTTATCAACCTTTTGATTGACTTCTCCGATAAGGTCTGTCAGTGCATATTGGTCGGCGATTCCGGAACCATCTATTCTAGTTTCGAGAAGATTCAACCTGTCTGTGAAAGATGTTACAGAATCCATACCATATAGAAGTGTTTCAAGTTCATGCACTCTTTTTTGAAGACTTGAAATCTCGGACTGCTGTCTATTGAAAATATCTATTGTTTTTTGTAATTTTACCATATCGTCCATATATTCTTGAAATGTATCTAACAAATCTTGGTTGTTGTTCTCATAGGAACTGGTCATATTACTTGTTGGATATGCATCTATCTTAATATCAACTTTTAAAGCAAACGAATTACCATTTGACAGATTTGTTGTCTTATGTTTTGGATAACATTGTATATGATTTCTAGTATTGTCAACATCACCATCAGAAGAAACTTCCTCAAGAAATAATACCCCATATAAGTTTGTAACGGTTTCACCAGTTGCATTGTCCGTGAAATCGTAATAGATGAGAACACAGTTAAATTCAAAATTGTCGGGTGACAATTCATTCATTGTCATAATATCAGAATATCCGACAATATCATTCATATAGAATGAATCCCTGAAATCAATCATATATCCGTTGTCACTCGTATATGTGTTGTTCAAGGCTTCTGAATTTCCTTCATCGGTTGAAGTGTCAAAATCGTATATTGCACGTGGACTCAAATCATAGGGTGTTATTTTCCCATCTTTGTCTTTGTCCCAACCAATGATAAATTCACTGTTTTCACCATTAAGTGTATAGTTACCACCATTATAGTTACCATCGTTTGCTGTAGTAAATCTTACTTCATAACTTGCACCAACCGTACTAGGAATATGGAGATATAATTCATTGTATGCATCTCCATTTATTTCTACTGAATTGATTATGTCGATGTTTCCGATATATTTAACGGTTCTATTTCTTACGTAGTCAGCATGATGTTCAATATCGATAGGGTCGTAAGAATATTCTCCACATTTTTCGTAGTATAGATTGGTTTCCCTGTTTGCATACTTAAACTCTATACCACCAATTTTTTGTAACCAATTAAAGAATATTCTTTCAGAAGTCGTCCTTAAAATTGTATTATCGTAGTCATCATCGTCACCTTCTCCGTTAAGTATGGCAGTTTCAAAATTCATTATATAATTCTGAAAATGTTCTGCCAACAATGTATTCATGTCATTGTTATAATCAATGTCGGGAAAAGAATCAACCAAATCTACAAATTTATCGTTTCCAACATAGTTTGTAGGTTTGATGTCTGGGAAATCAAGACAAGCAAAATGACTGAACTTAAAAGTGTAACTATCGTTTGTAAAAACTCTTGCCAAATCTTTCTGTGCAGATGGAAATGTGTAAAGTGTTCCACCCTCAGTCCTTGGGGCACTCAATAATGGTGTAACCATATTTTTCTTATATATATTTGAATTATATTTTATTTATGTAGAAATAAAAAAGAGGAGTTTCAAAAACTCCTCTTTTTCTTCATTTATTGTTTATTCCCAAAGAATTGTGAGAATGGATTTTGTCCTGTGTCTGCACCAGACTTTGTATATAGTTCGTTACCAGCTTCCATCAATGCTTTCGATAGAAGTTCCATACATGCTTTACAAGAATCAACATCCTTCTCTTCGTAGGCGTTTTTCAAAGCATCGACACTATGTTCAATCTCGGTTTTCTTTTCCTCTGAAATCTTGTCACCACTTTCTTTGATGAAAGCATTGGCACGGAATATCATTGAGTCAGCACTGTTCAATATATTGACTCTTTCTGCTTCCTTTTTATCTGCTTCTGCATTAGCCTCGGCCTCTGCCTTCATACGATTGATTTCGTCTTCACTTAATCCTGAGCTTCCCTCGATACGGATGTTCTGTTGTTTTCCTGTTGCTTTATCGACAGCCGACACTGTAAGGATACCATTGGCATCAATGTCAAACTTGACTTCGATTTGTGGTACTCCACGGGGTGCCGGCATAATTCCGTCGAGATGGAAACGACCAAGTAGTTTATTATCTTTTGCCATAGGTCTTTCACCTTGTAAAACAACAATTTCAACAGATGTCTGCATATCGGCGGCCGTGGTGAAAATTTCTGACTTGGTTGTTGGGATTGTTGTATTTGCCTCAATCAACTTTGTCATCATGTCACCTTCTGTTAATATACCTAATGACAATGGAGTTACATCAAGTAGAAGAATGTCACCAACACCTTTTTCACCATTTAGGATTGCACCTTGAATTGCAGCACCACAAGCGACTGCCTCATCTGGATTCACTGAATGGTTAGGTGCTTTTCCAAAGAAATTTTCAACCGCCTTTTGAATGGCGGGGATACGAGTAGAACCACCAACAAGAATAATCTCATCAATCTCTTCTTTGTTGATGTTTGCTTTCTTTAAACACATTTCACAAGTTTCAATTATTTTTTTAGTAAGTTTATCTGACATTTCTTCAAACATACTTCTTGTGAGTGTTTTTGTAAAATGAACTGGAACACCATCTATACTTGAAATATATGGAAGACTTATTTCTGTGGAAACGGTTGATGATAATTCTATTTTAGCTTTTTCGGCAGCCTCGACCATTCTCTGTACTGCCATTTTGTCATTTGAAAGGTCAAAATTTGAATTATCTTTTTTAAATTCTTCTACAATCCAGTCAACTATAAGATTATCATAATCTTTACCACCAAGATGTAAATCACCATTTGTTCCTAGTACTTCCATTACACCATAAGATATATCAAGTACCGTAAAATCTGATGTCCCACATCCTATGTCTGCTACTAGTATTTTTGATTCATCTTCTCTATCGAGTTTATATCCAAATGCCAATGCAGCGGCAGTTGGTTCATTTATAACTCTAACTACATTTAAACCAGCAATTTCACCAGCATCTTTTACAGATTGTCTTGCACTATCTCCGTAATATGCTGGACATGTTATAACAGCATCTGTAACACTTTCACCAAGATATTCTTCTGCTGTTTTCTTCATTTTTTGAAGAATCATAGCACTTATTTCTTGTGGTGAATATATCTTTCCGTTAATTTCAACACATGCCATACCATTGTTTCCTTTTACGACATTATATGAAACTCTACTTGCTTCATCTTTAATGTCATCGAACTGTTCACCCATAAAACGTTTGATGAACATAATTGTTTCTTTTGGAAACATAACACTCTGTCTAAGTGCTGGTCCTCCAACTTTTATTTCATTTTTTGCAAATGAAACTACACTCGGTGTTGTTGAACACCCTTCACTGTTAAAAATAACTTTCGGTTTTCCGTTTTCTATTACAGAAACACATGAAAATCCAGTACCTAAATCTATTCCAACTATATTATTCATTGTTTTATATTTTTATTAAACTTTTAGTATAATCTTCAATTGTTTTAAACTCTTTTTGGCAAATTGTATGCCATCTTTTCAAATTTATTTTTGTTGTTTCTTTTCCACAAATTGGACATTTGAATTTTGGTTGTGGTTTTGGTATACCTTTAAGTGCATCACTTCTTTTTTTATTAGATTCTTCCGTCTGTTTACATCCTTTGGTTATACCAACAAGTTCTCCACTAAGAAATCTTTCGTCATCTTTTCTGACACTAAATGTATTTCCATTACTATCTTTAACAGAAACCATACCAATAGTGACACCCTTTAATTCACCAGTTTTTATTCTTGGGTCATCAGTTGTTGTATACACATTTTCATTTGTTATCATATTTTTATACATAGCGTGGTTCTTTGTTAAACCAACAAGTTCTAATGTTTCATAATCTTCATCACAAGAAACTTTAACAAGGTTTCCATTTTTATCTATCATAGTCGCCCTATTTTTCAGTTTTTCAGAAATTTTTTTAGACCTTGCTGGATTTTTATATGAACCAGTGTCTCCAGAATTACCACCAATAGCAATATTATATGTGTCTTTTCTATTTCTAAATTCTGAATTTACAACATTTCTTTCGGCCTCTAACATCTCATTTGATGTCTCAAAAAATTCTAAAATTTCTTTTTCAAAATTTTCTATTCCATATTTTTCATAAGCTAATTTTAGAATTTTTCCAGAACCCATATAACCATCATTAAGACAATCTGTTGAATGTACTCCTATATAAATTTTATGATTTATTTTATTTGTTATTTTGTATAAGTAATTATACTTTTTTTCATTTACAATATTCATATCAAATGTTCCTCCTTCTGGTGGTACTTTTGATATATTTATGTAAAATATTTTTGTCAATCTAAATATAACAAAAAAAAAAGACAAACATCTTCGTCTGTCTTTTTTTTTTAATTATACTTCACCTTTTTTGAAAGAATCGTTTGCTTTTTTAGTGAATTTGTTCTTTCTCGAACCTTTTCTGAAATCGGCAGACCTCCTTATGAGTTCTTTTTCTGGAATTTTTTCTCCAGACTTGAAAGTCTTATCCTTATCTTCGTGATGGTCTTTTTCTCCATCTTCATGCTCATGTTCAATATGCTTTTCTTTCTTTATTGGTTCTTCGGTCTCGTGTTCTTTATGCTTCTCTTTTTCTTCCTCGTCTTTCTTCTCTTCTTTTTCTCTATCCTCTTTCTCCCTTTCTTTAATACGAACTGCCTTTTTCTCCTCTTCTTTTTTCTTTCTTTCCATCTCTTCTTTTTTTCTTAAAAGTTCGTCGATGGTGTCATCTGTTATTTCAACCAATTTTTTAATTTTTATGAACTTAAAAGACCTAAAACTTCTCCATTCCATTTTTTCCAAATCGTAATAGACCATTTGATATTCCGGTTTAGGAGCACCGGTTCCTTTTATCGGTGGAAGAAAATCTGG